AATAAAGATTGGCAAGAGTCCTGGGGTGGAGAACTAGAGTTCTGGAATAGCATAAGCGGAGAGCCAGGAGAAAAGGTATTCTCAGTATGGCCAAAGTTTAATCGTGCAGTTATTTTTCAGACAGATAATGACTTCTGGCATGGTCTTCCAGAAATGATTGCTGCTCCAAATGGACAGAATCGTCAAAGTATTGCTATGTTCTATTATGTAGAAAACTCTGATAATGCTATAATGGATACAAGATCACGTTTTGCACTGACTCAAGAACAAAAGTCAAACCCAGAACTTGTAAAGAAAAATGAAGAAAGAATGAGAACGGCTTTTAAATATGGAAGATAAGCTAGTAGAGCATTTGGACAATGTCAATAAGGTTGTAGAAAAATATCTTGCAGGCAGTGATCCAACCCAAATCTCTAAGGAACTATCTGTTCCAAGACAGACTGTAGTCGCATATATTAATGAATGGCGACAGATGGCAGCTGATAATGCTGCTATTCGTGCACGTGCTAAGGAAGCCCTAGTTGGTGCAGACACACACTATAGCAAACTTATATCAAAAGCATATGAAGTTATTGATGAAGCAACAACAACAGCTAACCTGACTGCAAAAACACAGGGTATTAAGTTGGTTATGGATCTAGAGAAGACTCGTATCGAAATGCTACAGAAAGCTGGTCTTCTTGAGAATAAAGAGCTTGCAGAGGAAATGATTGAAATTGAAAACCGTCAAGAAATACTTGTTGGTATCCTTAAGGATATTGCTGCTGAGCATCCAGAGGTACGTGACAAGATTATGCGTAGACTATCAGATGCTTCAAAGGAAAAAGAAGTAATCACAGTAGTGGTAAATAATAATGTTTGATGATTTTTTAGATGCACTTAAATCAGATAATTTTTCTGAGAGACCAGTGGATGCACGTACATTTGTTGAGGGAGAAGACTTCCTTAACCAGCCACCACTGTCTCAAATTCAGTATGATATTGTAGAAGCAATGTCACAAATCTATAAACTAGAGGACGTAATTGAACTACTTGGCGAAGAAGATGGTAGACGCTACTATAAGAAGTATACAAAGAATGAGGTTATTCTACAGTTGGGTAAGGGGTCTGGTAAGGACTTTACGTCAACAGTTGCATGTGCGTATATTGTTTATAAGCTTTTATGCCTTAAGGATCCTGCAAGATATTTTGGAAAACCAAGTGGTGATGCCATTGATATCATTAACGTTGCTATTAACGCACAGCAAGCAAAGAACGTCTTCTTTAAAGGATTTAAAACAAAAATTGAAAAGTCGCCATGGTTTGCAGGAAAGTTTAATGCAAAGGCAGAGTCTATCGAATTTGATCACTCCATCACAGTTTATTCGGGGCACTCAGAACGAGAATCACACGAGGGTCTCAACCTTATCCTTGCGGTGCTTGATGAGATCTCTGGTTTTGCTACAGAAGTTGGAACTGGAAACGAACAGGGTAAGACTGCAGATAATATCTATAAAGCTTTCCGAGCTTCTGTAGACTCACGTTTCCCTGATCTTGGTAAAGTAGCACTGCTATCCTTCCCACGTTTCCCAGGAGACTTCATCTCACAAAGATATGATGATGTAATTGCTGATAAGAATGTTATCCATAAGACTCACAAATTTATTATGAATGAAGATATTCCTGAAGACGCTGAGGGCAACTCTTTGGAAATTGAGTGGGAAGAAGATGAAATTGTTTCATACAAGTATCCAGGAGTATTTGCATTAAAGAGACCTACATGGGTTGTAAACCCAACACGTAAGATCGATGACTTTAAAACATCTTTCTTTACGGATATGGGAGATGCCATGCAGCGTTTTGCTTGTGTTCCTACATACATGTCAGATGCATTCTTTAGACAGCGTGACAAGGTTCGCTCAGCGATGAGCATTAGAAATCCTTTAGATCAGTTTAGAAGATTTGAAGCTAACTTTGAGCCAGACCCTGATAAGGTATATTATGTTCATGCTGACCTTGCTCAGCGACATGACAAATGTGCTGTGGCTATTGCTCACGTAGACAAATGGGTAAATGTTCAGGTAATTAAAGATTATCAGCAAGTATCTCCAATTGTTGTGGTAGATGCTGTAGCGTGGTGGGAGCCAAAGATCGAAGGACCTGTTGACCTATCTGAGGTTAAGCAGTGGATTCAGAATCTAAGAAGACTAGGTTTTAATATCGGAATGGTTTCATTTGACAGATGGCAATCATTTGATATTCAAAAAGAACTTACAGAGGTGGGTATGAGAACAGAGACCGTATCTGTAGGCAAAAAGCACTATGAGGATATGGCCATGCTTATCTATGAGGATAGACTAGCTATGCCAGCAATCGAACTTTTGTTCGAAGAACTTACAGAGCTTAAGATCACTAAGAATGGTAAGAATGTAGACCACCCACGTAAGCTATCAAAAGACTTAGCTGACGCTGTGTGTGGTTCCATTTTTGGTGCTATAAGTCACACGCCAAGAGACCTAAATCTTGAGGTAGAAATTCATACATTCAGAAGTAGACCTAAAACTGAACTTGACAAGGCTAAGCAAGATGTGATAGAATATAAGCCTATGCCAAAAGAGGTAAGAGACTACTTGGATAGACTAAAACTAATATAAGAAGAAAATGGAGAATATATATATGACTTCTGTTAAGAAGATCGCATTCGCAGTGGTTGCAGCTACTGCCCTTGCAACATCACTAATCGCAACACCTGCAAGTGCTGCAGTAGCTACTACTCTAACTGTTGGCGGTTCGTCAGCTGTTGGCGGTACTGCTGTATCAGCACCAGTAGCACTTCCAGTTCCTGCAGATAACTCTGTAGATTCTGCTGATGCACTAAAGATTGCCCTAACAGGCCTTGACACTGGAACAACTGTTTCTGCTGTCGCAACTAACGGAAAGATCGTTACTGCTCTTTCAACTGGAGATGTACGAGTAACTGCTTCTGCAGGTGCTTCATCTGTATCAGTTAATACTGGTACTGGTACTACTGCAGACCTATACGTATTTACCACTACTACTGCAGTTGGCACTGTAGCAGTTACTGTTGGTGGAAATACTACCACCTATTACTTCCAGGGTACTGCTGGTGCACTAAATGCAATTGAACTTGCTGGTGCTGCTACTGGTGCTGCTGGTACTGTATATACTGCAACCGTAAAGGGTGTTGACGTATTTGGTAATGCTAAGGGTAATGCTGCTATCAGCCTTCAGGTTGTGACAAGCACTACATCAACCACTTATTCACTAACTACTGATACTGCAACTGCAACTCTTGGTTCAAAGACTCAGGACATCACTCTTCCAGCAACTGGAACTGTACGTCTTATTGCAACTGCAACTGTTGCTTCTGCTGTAACTGGTCTTGCAACTCCTGTTGCTGTTCGTGTTGCAGATGTAACTGTTCGTGATCTTGCTTCTGAGCTTGCTGCTGAGAAGGCTGCTCGTGCTGCTGACAAGGTAGCTGCAGATAAGGCTGTTGCTGATGCACTTGCTCTTGTTGCTGCTAAGGATGCAGAACTTGCAAAGGCAAAGGCAGACAATGCTGCATCTGTAGATGCTCTAAAGAAGGCATTTAATGCACTTGCAACTAAGTGGAACAAGAAGAATCCAAAGGCAAAGGTTGCACTACTTAAGTAATTTAAGTTAACATCAAAGGGACTGGGAAACTGGTCCCTTTTTTGTTACCGTTTTGTAATATTAATAACTATCAAGTATTACTTGAAGGAGAGTTTTGCAAAAATAAAAACACTATGCTATAATTATTTTCTGATTAATTTTAAAATTACATAAAGGAGCGTAAATGTCAGATTTCTTTTCCTTCAGACTTGCTGAAGAGTTCATTGATAAGTACAAGGCTACTGAATCGCCTTTCGGTTTTAGAGACGCTGGTGATAACTCACTAGGAGAGATTACGTTTATTAGAACCTACTCCCGTATTAAAGATGATGGAACTAAAGAAAGATGGCACGAAGTATGTCGCCGTGTAATTGAGGGTATGTACTCAGTACAAAAGAATCACGCTAAAGAAAATCGTCTTCCATGGAATGACTATAAGGCTCAGAAGTCAGCACAGGAAGCATTTGATAGAATGTTTAACCTTAAGTGGACTCCTCCTGGACGTGGTCTATGGTCATTTGGAACTCCACTAACAATGGAAAAGCGTAACTCAGCAGCCCTCCAGAACTGTGCTGTGGTCTCTACAAAGGATCTTGATAAGAATGACCCAGGAGCACTATTTGCTTGGGTTATGGACGCTCTAATGCTTGGTATTGGTGTTGGCTTTGATACACTAGGTCAGGATAAGAACTGGCAGATTTATGCACCTACAGAACCAGCAGTAACTTGGCAGATTACAGATGATCGTGAAGGCTGGGTAGAATCTACAAGACTTTTGATTAACTCATTCCTTCGTCCAAACCAGCCAGTACAAGAGTTTGACTATTCTATTATTCGCCCATATGGAGCACCTATTAAGGGCTTTGGAGGCACTGCATCAGGACCAGAGCCACTAATTAAGATGCATGAAGCTATCCGTAAGGCAGTTGGCTCACGAGCAGGAGAAAAGTTTGACTCACGTGCTATTGTAGACATTATTAACCTTATTGGTACTTGTGTTGTTGCTGGTAACGTTCGCCGTTCAGCTACCCTTGCACTTGGTGTCGATGGCGATGAAGACTTCCTAAACCTAAAGAATGCAGAAGCATTCCCAGAGCGTAACTCATATGATCCAGAAAATCCAGGTTGGGCATGGATGTCTAATAACTCTATCTCAGCAACTGTTGGGATGGACTACTCAAAGTATGTAGACCGCATCGCAGACAATGGTGAGCCAGGATTTATTTGGCTAGATGTTGCACGTAACTTTGGTCGTCTAGCAGATCCTGCAGATGGTGCAGACTATCGTGTAGTAGGCTTTAATCCATGTGCAGAACAGCCTCTAGAGTCATATGAGCTATGTACCCTAGTTGAAGTACACCTAAACCGTCACGAGAGCAAGGAAGACTTCCTACGCACTCTAAAGTTTGCCTATCTATATGGTAAGACAGTTACTCTTCTACCAACTCACTGGCAGCAGACAAACGGTATCATGCAGAGAAACCGCCGTATTGGAACATCTCTAACTGGCATTGCATCATTTGCAGATGAAAATGGCCTACCAACTGTTCGTGATTGGATGGATGAAGGATACAATAAGATTCGTTTCTATGATAAGAAGTATTCAGAATGGCTATGTGTTCGTGAGTCAATTCGTGTAACTACAGTTAAGCCATCTGGCTCTGTATCAATTCTTTCTGGTGCAACTCCAGGCGTTCACTGGGGTCCAGGTGGAAAGCACTACCTACGTGCTATTCGATTTGGAAATCAGGATCCAATGATGCACCTATTTAGAGCAGCAGGGTATAAGATTGAAGATGACCTAGTGTCAGCAAATACATCAGTAGTATACTTCCCAGTTGCATCTGGACAGAAGAGAGCAGAAAAGCAGGTAACACTATTTGAAAAGATTGGTCTAGCTGCTACAACACAGAAGTATTGGTCAGATAATGGAGTTTCTGTAACTCTATCATTTGACAAGGAAACAGAGAAGCAGCACATTGCATCAGTCCTCAATATGTATGAGGGGCAACTAAAGGCTGTATCATTCCTACCAATGGGAAACACAGTTTACCCACAGCAACCATATACTGAAATTACAGAAGATGAATACAATTCATACATTGGTAGTATTAAGAAGATAGATTGGTCAGCAATTTATGATGGAATTGAAAATCTTGAAGCACAGGGAGAGGCATACTGTACTACAGATGCATGCGAACTAAAGATTGTCTAGTCTAGAGTAAATAAAGTTAAGGGGCTCCGAAAGGGGCCCTTTTTCTTTTATAATATGATGTATAATAATATTAACTTCTAACCCCAGGAGAAACCCCATCTTGAAGAAGTATTTTATTCGTTTAGGTATCGTAGGAATTATTTTATTTCTATGGTTAGTTTTTGCACCGTCTGAGACAGCACATGCCGAAGAAGTGACTGTGCAAGTTTCCCCTGCACAAAATAATGATACATCTACTGTTCAGTCATCAGCAGAGACATCCATAGCTGCTGCAGAAACAGCAATTGCAGAAGCACAAGCATCAATAGAGTCGGTAGATTTGCAGGCAAATTCACTGTCAAACCAGACACCAGTTGATCAAGCAATACAAAGTGCACAGCAATCTATTGACTCTGTTGCAGCAAATATTGTAGATGTTCAATCTTCGCTATCTAATTTAAATTTAGCACAACAAGCGGTAGATAGTCAAACTGTTGTAGTAGATTCAGCATCGAATGCTGTATTGCAGCAAGAATCCGTGGTATCACAAACTGCTCAATCTGTAGAATTGCAAACATTGGTAGTTGAACAAGCACAATCTGATCTATTGATAGCACAAACATCACTACAGGAAGCATCTGATGCTGTAGATGCACAGATCCCAATTGTTGAGACTGCTCAAGCAAATAAAGATGCTGCACAATCCGTAGTTGACTCCAACACTTCTGCTGGATTAAAAATGACAGTCTATCAAGATATTGGATATAATAATGCACCCCCAATGGGAGCAGGGACAGTTGTATCAGTAACTACAGACACCAATGGAATTAATGAGCCATGGGGTGGAGGTGGACCTGCTAATACATACCCAGAAGACTTCCAAGTTAGATGGCAGGGTATTTGGACACCTCAGTATACTGGAACACAGTGGATTTATGCACCAGCAGATGATGGAACAAGATTATATCTTGATGGCCAATTAGTAATTAATGACTGGTTTGATAAAGGTGGTGGTGGTTCTACTGCTGCTGTTCAAACAACCTCTGGAGTTGGAAAAACATTAGATTTTTGGTTTTATGAAAATGGTGGAGGAGCATCTGTTGCTTTAATGCGTTATACAGGAAATGGGTACTGGGAAGTAATTCCAGCATCAGAATTTTCTACATCAAGTGCAACCCCAGAACAGGTGGCTACACTAACATCTGCAGTTCAGATGCTATCTACAGAGCAAGCAACACTTTCTACTTTGCAACAATCCGAGACTTCTGCAAATAATTTAGTTTTACAAAAGCAAGCCACTGTAATAGATGAGTCCCAAAACCTAACAACTGCTCAAGAAAACCTAACAACTGCCCAAGAAAACCTAACAATTACTCAAGAAAACCTAACAACTGCTCAAGAAAACCTAACAATTACTCAATCACAGTTACAGTCTGCAGAGATTTCTGTATCATTAGCAGTTTCTAGCCTTAATGCTTCAGTAGTAACTCTGCAGTCAAATGTAAGCTCTGCTCAATCAGCCTACTCTTCTGAGGCTAATTACGAAGAGCAGGTAAGGCAAGCTGCCATCGCTGCAGAACAGGCTAGACAGGCTGAGATTGCTAGACTAGCTGCTGAGGCAGAGGCTGCAAGAATTGCTGCACAACAAGCTTATGAAGCAGAGCAGGCAAGACTTGCTGCAGAAGCACAAGCCAAAGCTGAAGCAGAAGCTAAGGCTGCAGCTGAAAAAGCAGCAGCAGAAGAGGCTGCAAGGATTGAGGCAGAAAGGATTGCTGCAGAGCAGGCTGCTATAGAACAAGCTGCTGCAGAGGCTAAGGCCAAAGCAGATGCTGAAGCTGCTGCTCAAGCAGAAGCGGATAGGCTTGCAGCAGAGGCACAAGCTAAGGCTGAAGCGGATGCTCTAGCTCAAGCGGAGGCTGAAGCTGCTGCTCAACAAGAGCAAGCAACTGATACTCCATTAGATCAGACAGAAACTCCATCTGTAATACAAGTTGATCCAATTCCTTCACAAGATAATTCTACACCAGAAGCTGTTATAAAAGATGCACTTGCAGATGGAAAGCTAACATCTGAGGAAAAGGCTGCAGTGGTTGATGCACTTGTATCATCCCTTGAGCCAGGACAAGCTTTGACAGCAGAGCAGATTAAGGATGCTGGTATTGACTATAAGGATTTGCCACCTGCTACACCAGTTGATGTACGTACAGATGAGAATGGAAATGCTGTAGTTATTACAGCACAAGATGCAGCAAATATAGAATTAATTTCTGATCCAGGAGCATTGGTTCAGGAATTATTTAGCGACCCAGGTGCAGCCATCGCTGCTTTGGGAAGTATTGGGGCTGATATGTCCCCACAAGAAAGAGAAGAAGCAACACACATGGTTGTAGCCACTGTTGTTGCTGCAGGAGCAGCCATGAATGCTATTGGTTTAGCAGGAGCTGGTGGAGGAAGTGCCCCTTCAGCACCAAGAGGTGGGGGTTCACCTAGTGGTGGAAATTCTGGTGGAACAACAAGGAGAAATGAAAGATGGTAAAGTTCTTCAAAGACATGATTGACCAGCTTTGGACACTTCTAGGAATGTTCATTGCATGGGTCGTCCTTGACGGAAGTGCAAAAACAGTAGTTGGGTATGCGATAGTAGGAACCATGTTTGCATGGATTGTTACCTACCCTATAAGAAATAGAGAGGAAGACTAATGGCAGCTAAAAAAGAAGCAGGAACAGTGCCAGCTAAACCCCAGGGCCCAAAGGCTCTGTCTAATGTCCTCATGAGAATCGTTGCTGTATTTGCAGCTAACGGTCTTGGAGTCCTTGGTGCTGGTGCAGTTATTGGTATTGACACAGTGCAGGCTGTATGCCTAGCAGGTCTACTTGGTGTAGCTACCGTTGTTGAGAAGCTTGCAAGAGCATTTCTTGATGATGGCAAGCTTACAATTGCTGAGATCAATGACGCATTCGCTACTGTTGATAAAAAACAAGTTAAATAATCATTTTTGGGGTTAATTGACAAGGTCCCCTAGCTGGTGTATACTATATATAGGTATCTGAGGCTAGGGGATTTTTTATGACCTGCATTGTTGCAGCACGACAAAACGATAAGATTTATATGGCAGGTGACAGAGGTGCATCTGAAACCAATTTAATTATGTCTCTTACTAGTCCAAAAGTTTGGAAACATGGAGAATATGTTTTTGGTTACTGTGGATCAATGGATGGCGATAGAATGAAATATAATTTCAAGCCACCAGCACCAAAGGGTGATGATCTAGATAAGTTTATGTATACTGATTTTCTTATTTCACTACGTGTATTCTATGAAAATTGGTGGGTAGATGTTTCTAATGATTCTGATTTTGGCTTATTAATTGGAATTCGTGGAAAAATTTATGAACATAATGCCGTAGATATGTCGTTGAATCAATATATGCATGATTATATTGCTATGGGTTCAGGATCTGAATATGCATATGGTTCCATGTACTCTACTGAAGGACTAAAGGATACACGTAAGCGTGTAATGAAAGCAGTAGGTGCTGCAATAAAATTTTCAACTTCTTGCCAAGGTCCAGTTGACATTGTCACCTCTTAGTGTTATACTAAATACATGACAGATAAAAACTTTGATGAGTTGTGGGATTGGCTACAACACGGTATTGAAAAGGGATGGGTAACTGAACCATTCTGCTACACCCATGAGGGTGATCCATATATGACAGAAGAAGAAGAACAAGAGTGGGAAGACGGTGGAGATCCGTGTTGCCCAGTAATTAAACTACTACAATAAAGGTAAAAGGGTATGAAAAAAACAATCTATTCAGTAATCGCAGTAGCACTATGTTTTAGTGCAGTGTCTACACCTGCTCATGCAGACTCAAAATCTTTAGTAATTATCGATTCTTATTTTGATTCACGAGTGATTAGTGGCAATGTATCATGCATTACTCTAGATAATCAAGCATGTACAGACATCGTGAAGACTATTCCAGCTAGCCTATCTGACAATGTTAATCATGGTGATGCCATGGTTGAAGTTGCTAAAAAGCAAAATCCTGGAGTATCAATAATTGCTATTCGTGCAGGAATTCCAAACACTAAATCAGTAAGCGATGTAAATGCAGGCAACTTTATTGAGGCATTAAAGTGGGTATCTGCTCATGCTTCATCTGTAAGTGCTGTATCTATTTCTCGTTATTTTAATGGAATGAGTCCATGCACTCCATCAAGTATTAATACAGCACCATATGGCGGTGTCCAAAAAGCAGATGCCATGATCCGAAATCAAATTGCAACTCTTGCATCACAAGGCATTCCAGTATTTGCATCAACTGGAAACACAAAGGGAACCACCATTAGCTACCCAGCATGTATTTTAGATACAAAGTCAGTAAGTGTTGGTGCTTTGAATAAGGCTGGAGTTGTTGTTAGTTCATATGCTGCAGATGTAAATACAGATTATTTTGCATCATCATCAGTATATTCTTATAAGTCACCGATTCTTGGAATCATTCCAAATACAACTTCTGCTGGAACCGCTGCAGTTGCTGCAAAATTTGTTTCAAATACACTTGACAACAAGTTCGTAAACGTGCTACAATAGAATAACATGACCGCATAGCTGCTAAGTTCACTGCAGAAAGACTTAGTGTAGGTTGCGTGAGGTAATTACTCTGACGAGGTGGGCGTTGTCGTACCCACCACTATTGCCCTATAGCTCAGCTGGCAGAGCGTCCGACTGTTAATCGGCAGGTCCCTGGTTCGATCCCAGGTGGGGCAGCGATAGAAATATCAAGGCGAATATTGCATAATGGTAGTGCTCCTTCCTTCCAAGTAGGTGGCGTGAGTTCGATTCTCACTATTCGCTCAAACAGATTCCTGACGAGGAGTCTGGGGCATGGCTGAACGAATCTCTTTGCCAGCAAGGGGAGAGTAAAGCACAGGTCTGGGATTAGCGTCCCAGTTCTTAGCGGAACAAAGATCTGGTCGGATGAAAGCGGTACTTAATGGTATTGCTGGCTTATCCGTGGTGGTAAAAGGCAATCCACCTGTCCACACTTGGTCTCATAGTTCAGTTGGTTAGAACGCCACCCTGTCACGGTGGAGGTCAGGGGTTCAAGTCCCCTTGGGATCGCTCAGAAGCATAAGTCTGAACAACTTATGTGGAGATTGTTATACCGAAACGTACCCTGTGGACGCATCATACGAAGGTGTTCAGACCGATGGAGATTGCTCTGCTAATCCACTAGGTATAACAGCCAATGGGAATAGTTCCTTAACCAAAAGGTGACCACGATTGGCAAATGCTTCTCTAGCCCAATTGGTAGAGGCACTAGATTTAGGATCTAGGTGTTACAGGTTCGACTCCTGTGAGGAGCACTGGGATATAGTGTAATGGTAACACAACGGCTTCCAAACCCGTTGACGTGGGTTCGATTCCTACTATCCCTGCCACGCCTTCTTAGCTCAGTGGTAGAGCAACGCACTTGTAATGCGTAGGTCGTCAGTTCAATCCTGACAGAAGGCTCTGAGGTCCCAGGGGAAAAGCAAAAACAAAAGTTAAATGCTATAATGGTAATAAGCACATAGTTAGGGATTACATTGAAGCAGGCGGTATTCACATCTTTTGATAACCTATACTCAGAATATGCATTAGTTATGCTCACTACTTTTTGTGAAAAATATTCTGGAGATCCAATAGATTTTTACTGCCTAGTCTCTCCAGATATTATGCCACTAGAATCATTTTTTGTACACAAGTGTAGCTTTAACAAAGCTGTTTCTATAAAATTTGCTACACTAGAGCAACAAAATAAGATTGATAGTGTTATAGATAACAGTGATATCTCAATCTCCTATATAACAAAACAATGTTTTCATAGACTATTTATAGCAGAATCATTTCCAGATGTTGATGTAGCAATATATATAGATCCAGATACGATAATAGCTGGAGATATTTTAGAATTTATAAACTATCCTTTTTCATCTGCCATTCTTGCCATGGCTGAGAATTCAGATAAGCACAAAAGATCCATTGTGGGAGATAAGAATATATACTTTAATAATGGCGTGTATAAAACATACCTGGATTTTTGGAGACAAAATAATCTTCAGGAAATGATGCTAGAACATATAGCTGTGTATGGCATATACCGTTATCCAGAACAAGACCTAATGAATAAGTTTCTGTCTAGCAACCTAGAAACAATGCCACCAAAGTTTAACTACTTTACTATCTTTGAAGATTTTGATTTTTATACAACAGAATACCCAAACCCAATTATTGTTCATTTTACTGGACCAGATAAGCCATGGAAGAATCATAATCAAAAACCAAGATGGTCAAATCTATGGAGAGATAAGTATGAGCAAATTTTTGGTAGAAGGATTGAGGACTCAGATAGTTTTAACAATCTTTATGAGTTTGATAGAACATGGGATGGATTTAGATAATGGAAAAGCCACAGCTTACAACAAAAGAAGCACCTACATTTACTATATGGTATGACACACAAGATCCTCAGTTTGTTGAGATTTGCTCTAAGTCTGGCATTCCAGAGCACTGGATGAACTTTGGAAGAATCAGAAACGGTAAATATGGCAACTCTATTATCAAGCCTATTAACAAGTATGTTGAGGAGCTAGTACCACCACCAACACTTGTTAGTATTGAAGGAAATGTCATTAGGCTTAGACAAGGTAACCATGCAGAATTTTTCCTTCTTGAAAAAGGAGATGAATTCATACATCGTGATAGACCATGGATGCGTCAATATTATAATACAGCTTTAGACTTTAAGGGCTTAAATTGCTTTGATGGAACTTTTAAATTTTATGTTCCCTGGATTGTAGATGCAAATGTTAATGCCTTTATAGAGCCTTCTCCAGTAGATACACCATTTAATACATACCCAATGCCATATTCTTTTAGGACTTTGCCAGCAGATATAAGATATGTGGAGCCACCATTTGTACCATTTAATTTTAAGAGAGTTGGCACTCATATGGTGGCAGAAGATTTTGGAAAAATACCAAGACAGTCAGCTATGTACGACATAGTTTTTGCAGCAGATGATATAATAGTAGAAAGAGTAAAGGAATTCTATGAGCAACATAATTAAGTTCTACCCACTAAATGATGAGGTAGCAATGTTTACACCAGCACCAGAGCCAGCATCAAGAGCTTTGCCACAATGGTATAAGGATACTCCAGGATCAATTGATAACGGAGAGATGCTTGCACAGACTGGTCAGCCTGCAAGTACTGTCAAGAAGTGTATGCCAATATTTGATGCTATTACTGCAGGATATATTCTGCGAATGCCAATGGATGTACATGTAGATGCTACAGGAGAGAAGTTGACATATCAAATTCCAATGGCTATGGGTAAGTTCAAGGGAGACATGTTTGCATCACATGAGCGTAGACAGTATGAAAAGTATCCATATGGTGATAAGTGGCATCAAGACCTTCTTCGTATTATGCCAATGTGGATTGTAAAAACTCCAAAGGGATACAGCACACTTATTACACAGCCATTCCATGGAGACTCTTCCCCTCTTTATGCAGTGCATGGTCTTGTTGATACTGATGGATTTGCAACTGATGGACACTTCTCTTTCTGGGTTGAAAAAGGGTTTAAGGGAATCATCCCACAAGGGACTCCTATTGCACAGCTAATCCCATTTAAGAGAGAAGACTGGCAAATGCAAATGGAAGACTATGATGGTACACAAAAAGATATTCTTCCACAGCGTCATGTACTAAGAAGTACTTTTAGTAATGGATATAAGAATAAGTTTAGAAGTCGTAAAGAGTACAAGTAATGGCTGATGAAGCACCAAAGAAAATTACGTTTGTCCCTGGTCACCCACAAGTGCCAGGGCATCCTGAACTGTATGCACCAGAACCAGCAGCAAAACACGTACCAGAATGGTTTAGACACTTAGCACGTTTTGATAAATCTAATGATGATAGAACTCTAGGAGTAAAAAATAATATTGGTAATGATGGTGCTATGGTATCTACAAAAATGTGTATGCCATTCTTTGATGCACTAACAGCAGGATACCAATATTGTCTTGAAGATGATCTATACGTTGACATGGATGAAGATGGTCACCCAATCCTAACTTGGAAGGGTGATGTGATGCTGGTTGATGTACGAGTTATGTTTGACCTACCACTCCCAGATAATTGTCACCCAATCCACTATGGCTGGAGAATGAACTGGTATTATGAAACACCACCAGGATATTCTGTTCTTATTACACACCCAATGAATAGGCATGATTTGCCATTCTACACCTTATCTGGAATTGTAGAGTCTGACATTTGGGGCTTGCCAGTATTTACTGCGTTCTTCCTAAAGCGTGGATTTAGGGGCGTAATTCCAAAGGGTACCCCTATATTTCAGATGATTCCATTTAAAAGGGATGACTGGGAGCTTGAGGTAGATCATTCTCCAGAAGCTCATGAGAGGCACTGGTTCAAGGCAGAGAATAGACGATCAAGACTCTATGGCTATTACAAAGAAACAGCATGGCGAAGAAAGATATTTGGCATTGTTGGCAAGCTTTTTAAAGAGGTAAAGCATGACGAAACAGACTAAGAGTATCGCAGT